TCGGTCGCGGTCGTGGTCGGGGTCGCGGTCGTGGTCGTGGTCGCGGTCGTGGTCGGGGTCGGGGTCGGGGTCGTGGTCGCGGTCGGGGTCGGGGTCGGGGTCGGGGTCGCGGTCGGGGTCGGGGTCGTGGTCTTATTAAACACACTTTGTTCAGATAATGGACAGAATTGAGAGGGAACCATGCTTTACTTTGGGGTTAAAAATCCGTGGCGTGTTTTTTGTTGGCGTTGGTGGAAGCACGCCTTCAACCCCCTTCGGTACTGGAACGCATTTGTGTACTTCTGGCAGAGGGGAACTCGGGGGTACGCAGATTGTGATATTTGGAGCCTGGATATGTACTTGAGTCAGTGGCTTCCGTCGGCTCTGAATTCTCTTAAGGGCGGCCCTTATCCGGGACAGAGGGGAATGACTTCCAAGAGATGGGACGAGATTCTCGACAAAATGGCAGAGGGGTTCAAATCTTCCTACCTGATCTCTAACATGGAATATGATTCGTCCACTGATGAAGAAAGTAAACTCCAGAAACAAGAAGAAGTTGGGTTGAAATTGTTTGCCCGACACTTTGGAAGTCTTTGGAATTGAGAGGAAAAATGAACGCAATCGAAGAAATTCTTGAGAAGTTCAAATTCGAGTTGGTCTATGACTACATGTGCCGGGTGGGGTGGACGTACTTTGACAATCCTCAAACTCCAACCATCGCGCGGTTGAAGGAAACGGCTAGGAGTCTTCTCACAGAGGTAAGAAAAGAGAATGGAGCAGTGCTTGAGTCCGGAGGATTCAGAGCTAAGTACTCGGTCGATGAGTGTTCGGGGCCGGAACTAGAATTGGAATTCATCCTGACACCCTCTTTGGCATACGTTACTGAGGATCAACCATGAAAATTGATTTCAACTCGACGCAGCAAAAAAACTTTATGGAGGAGGCCCTCGGCCTGCCCAGCTACCCTCTGGACAGCGCGGTGACCTGGATTCAGGACAACCTGGAACCAGAAGAAGTGTTCACCCAAAAGCAACTCGAAGACTGGGCATACGACGCTGGATTCAAGAGGTTTGAGTAAGTGGAAGACCTGGACGCGCTGAAAGAAAATCCGCAGGTGCTGTCGTTGTACGGCAGGTACACCAAACTGAAGAAGGACAGCAGCAAGTCCTACGTTGGTTTGTGTCCATTAGTCGGACACACGGAGAAGACCCCTAGTTTCCATGTCTATGACGACATGAGGTTTCAGTGCTTCGGATGCTCTAAAAACGGCAACATTTTCCAGTTTTTGCAGGATGTCGATAATTCCGATTTCAAAGCAGCGGTGGAGAAAGTGAAAGCACAGGTAGGCGAGTCATCTTGGGAATCTTCGAAACGAAAAGTCGAAGAGACGTTTAAGCCGGTCGCCGAGCCCAAGACCTACAAGACCATCTCCCTGGAACAGTACTCGAAGTTGGAGACCGCGCTTGAAAATTCACTGGCAGCCGTAGCGTGGCTACGACAAGAGCGCGGAATCGAAATCGAGACCGCCAAGCGCCTGCACCTGGGCTTCGCTCAGAACATTGGGCAACTGGCGGGCGAGGCCGGTGCCGACATCGCCGACAAAGGCTGGATAGCTTTTCCGTGCGTAGAGGGGGACAAAGTAGCCTCGATCAAATACAGGTCCATTATCCGGAAAAAGCCGGGGGGCTTCGCGCGCCAGCCGGGCATGGCAACGGCACTTTTTAACACTGAAGACATTGATGTTTTTGAACCAGTCTATGTCCTGGAGGGTGAGTTCGATTGCGCGGTAATGTGCCAAGCCGGATTCCGTGCTGTGTCCGTTCCTTCTGCGGGAACAAAACTGACTCCCAGTATGAAGGATCAGTTGATGCAGGCGAGTACGGTTATCCTAGCCGGAGATACCGATGCTGCTGGAACCTCCGCCTTTCAGAAACTCTGGAATGAGCTTGGGGAAAAAACTTATTTGTTGGCCTGGCCGTCCGGAATGAAGGACGCTAACCAGACCTTCCTTGAGCACTGCGGACGAAACATCGACAAATTCAAGACACTGGTCGAGGAATTGACGGCTAAGGCTAAGTCCACACCCATGCCCGACATCTACTCCATCCAGGAAGTCATGCGTACGGGCGAGGACACAAGCCTTGTTGACAGGCAGGACCGTCTCAGGTTCCCGTGGAAGTCTGTGGATGAAATGGCCATCTTGCTCCCCGGGTCCGTGCTAGGTGTGATGTCTACGTCCACCGGCCAGGGCAAGACTTGCTACTCCCTGCAATTCAGTTTGTTCGGTGCGCGCAAATACAATGAGACGGTCGTGAACTGGCAGTGCGAGTTGTCACCCTCTGAAATCGCCACGATGGTTGCGGCTCAGGTCCTGCACAAGAACAGGAATTTTCTGAAGAAGGAAGACCTGAAGGAAGCTGCTGACGAACTGGACGGCGTGAGCTACTACGTGGGGAACAATCCCACCATCAACAGCGTCATGGATGTACTTGACTTGATGGAGGCTGCTGTCCGCAGATGTGGAGCTACGGTGTGCGTTCTGGACAACCTGCATTTTTATACGACGGGAATTGATGATGAGGTCCGCGTGCAGGCCGCCGCGATGAAGCGCATCAAGCAGATGGCTGTGCAGTACGGACTGAAGTTTATTGTTGTGTCTCAACCAAGAAAAGCCAACGCTCAGTCCAGGGGGAAGAAGACCGTAATAGCCGACGCAAAAGGATCAGCATCTCTTGGAGACACTTGCGATAGCTTCATGGCTATACACCGAGAGCTATCTAAAGACACAGACGGAACCGGAGTCAACGATCCATACGAAGAAAAGACGCTGGTCGAGATGCTAAAAACTCGGTCCAAGGGCCTGGGTAAGTCCAGTGCGTTCCTCCAGTTCTTCGGAGAGTTCGCCGAGTTTTCAGCAATTGAACACAACTACGAGGAGGCACCAGAATGAACAAGTACCGTTACACCCGCCCAGAAACTATGGAGTTGGATGACTACCATGAGTTCCAATCCAATTTCGACAAAGAGGATGGAGAATGGCTGGCTGAAGCCGCCGCCGAGAATTACCACCACTACCACGATGGATGGGAGTCCTTGTGGCCTTTGGTTCTGGTTATTCGGGACGAAAACGGTTCTGAAATAGGAACCTATGAAGTGGACCGAGAAGCTGTCCCGCACTTCACAGCACGAGAGGTGAAGAAATGAACAAACTTTTAGCCAAAATTACGCTGTGGTGGAACGGATACTGTCTGAAGTGTTTCGAGGCGAAAGATAGTTTTCTTTCCTCTGAATGCTGGGTTTGCAAGAGAGACCGCAAGAACAGAGAAAGAGAACGAGACAGGTACGAAGAGCGATACAACCGAATTCAGAAAGCCATCTCTGCTCTAAAAGGGGATGTAACCAATGTCTAATTCAAAGTACATAGTGCCGGAAGAGGGGTTGAAGGCGGCGGTTGCAGCCGTTGGGCTTGAATCTTATTGTCGGGCAGATCAAGATGAAGTGAAGAAGGTCCTCGAAGCCTTCATCCGCGGGCAGTCGGAGAACCCACGAGTGCCGACAGATAAGCAGGTGAGAGATTTAATAAACGAAGAGCCAAGAGGCATAGGGTTTACTTTGGCAGAATTTGCTATCGAGTGGCAACGCCAGATGTACCTAGCCCCGGAGCCGGAGGTGCCGGAGGAGATTAGCGACTTGCTGTACCGGCACCCCAAGGGGTTTTCCGACAACTTCATTGGGATGGATCAGGCAGACGAAAATACCCGCGAAGCCTACCGCCGTGGAAAGGAATCCAAATGATTATCCAAGCCTCTGATTTGAAGCACAAGCTAAAGAAGCTGACCCCGGTTAAGACGGAGACATACGTCTTCAACACCTTCGGGATTTGTGCCCAGGATTCGGACGTGATCGTCGTAGTAGATGGCCCGTGGTTTTCAGAGACATTCTCCGTGGCGAGCAAGAAGCTGGCTGGGACCGTGTCGCGCATGTCCGGGGACATCGACATCACCCGCCAGGGGAACAAGCTGATACTGGCCTCGGCTAAGGCCCGGGTCGAGCTTGAGGTCCAGACCGTGAAACCCAAGGTATTCCCCGAATCCCCGGACAAGATTATGACGCTGGACGCCAAGAGTCTGAGGCGCGCGTTGGCCGTCGCCACAGCCTCGGCCTCCCCCGCGAAGTCCGCTGATTTCGGGGGTGTGGTTCAGCTTCGTTCATTGCCCCCGGGGTTGGAGTCCGGTCTCCTGCCGGGATACAGGGTGGCTGGGACTGACTCCTTGGTCCTGACCGTCGCTGAAGTTCACGAGTTGGTGCCCTTCGAGTTTCTATCCCTGCTCAACCTGACCGCCGCCGGGGTTGTCCAGATAATGGACGGAGATGTGATCGAGTTCGGGGATTCCGACACCTGCCTCCGGTTAAAATCAGGAGATACAACGGTTTATGCCTCGAAACCAGAGAAGAAATACCCGAATTTTGACGCCCATCTTGCGGCTTCCCCCGTGGTGAAATTTGGCTTTAAGTCCGAGGAACTGCTGGCCGCACTGCGCACGGTCGAACCCCTGATCGACGAATCCCTGGATCAGGGGGCGGTGGGTTTACATTTCACCCCAAGTGTGGTATACTGTTCTAGTATTGGAGTTGGGAGCACGGCGCAGGACGAATCCGCGTGCGAGCAACTAGACCCGGACCCGGTCTTCGATCCACAAGACCTGGGGCTCAGACTCAGCGGGAAGTACCTGTCCAGTTTCCTGTCCAAGGCCGGGGAAAACTCAACATTCGGATACCGAACGAAAGACGATCCAGTGCGGTTGGAGTCAGACGGGGTTGTGGTGATGATGAAAACTATGGTGGCGAAGGAGAAGAAGTGAACAACTGGTGGGGCGCTGAAGTACATCCCAGTGACTTTTTGGTCCATTGGTCCGAACGCCACGACACGAAGGAATTCAAGATGCGTCTCAAAGAGCTTCGGGACGCCTGGGATTTAGTCCATTCGACCCCCGAACTCGCCGCCGCAGCGGGTGTCATAGAGAGATGGTCAGCAGACCTGGCCTATTCTGAAGCAGCGGAAGCAGAGGCGGGAGCAAGTCTATGGCCGAAATAACCATCCTCCCCCCGCTCAACCCGGAAGCTGCGATTCAGAAGCAGGCGGAGATCGACGTGCTGCTTGGGCAGATTTCGTCGCATGAGATGCGCCTGGCTTCGAGCTACGCTAGGCTCGGTGGCTTGCTGCGGGAAGTCAAGCTCCAGCAGTACTGGATAGCATTGGGATACGACAGGTTCTCCTCGTATCTGGAGTCCATTCGGGGGAAGATAGACAGGCAACGCAGCCAAATGTACGCGATCCTGTCCGTGGCTGAGGCTTTGCTCCCCCTGATGTCCGAAGAACAGATGGAGAAAATTGGGATCACAAAATCTCACGAGCTTCGAAGGTTGGTGTTACAGGGAGGGAGCATAGAGACGGTAATAAGCCTCTCTGCGGCAGAGTGCTACCCCCTTTGGGAGTACGCCTCCGACCCCAATGTAACGGCTGCCCAACTCCGGGTGAAGGTCAATGAGCTTCTCCACATCCACGAGACTCCATCTGGATTGTGGTTTGAACTGCCAGGATTCTACGCGACACCAGACGAGAGGAAAGAAATATCGGCGTTCTGGGAACTTGGTCGAAAGGTGTTACAGATCGCTTCGGAAAAAGAGTACGAGATTCATAAAGAGGTTTTCTTAGCCGCAACGCGAGAGTGCAGAAGCACCTGGTTGGAGATGGAGCATGAGCAAAACCAAATCCGTCCGCGTTGAACTCGACGGAATAGGAAACGTCGTCCGGATATTCCGAGATCACTCGTGGCTGAACTACGACCCGGAGTTTGTCCGGATAATGGACAGGGCGGAAGCTGTGGGTGAGATACGGTACCAGGTCTACTCTCGAACCAGGAACGAAGACGGGTATCATGAATGTGAGAAATGCGGACGAGAAATAAAGTGGGAGACGATGGAAATGAACGAGAAGCGTCCGAAAGGAGCCGGAGGAGGTAAGACCGGCGGAGAGGTCTCCTTGACGAATTGTGAAGCGTTATGCCCTTCGTGCCATCAGGGAAATAAAGATTCCGCACACGGGAATCGGAGATGGCACACAGCAAAATTACCAGTCAGTCCAGAAGGACAATGATGGACGTTACCGTTTACAAACCTATAATCAAACGAGTTTTGGCCAAACAGTTGGTGCCGAGGTACCAGCGAGAAGACATGGCCCAAGAATGTTATGTCGCTCTGCTCGAAAAGCAGAACTACCTCAAGGGGGACTATGACGAGGCCGGGGCTACAGTGATATGCCAAACCCGGATAGCAGATGTTCGGAGAAAAGACACGCAGCAGCGCGTGGGACAGAAGTCTCCGTTGAACGTAAAACTCTTCTCGTTGTCTGATGCAAAAGTCATGCACCAGGCGATGCTGGTTGCCTCTAAAGAATTGGAAGACCGGGCGGAGGACCAGGTATACAAAGCGATAGCGACTTTGTCCGGAGATGAGAAGCTCGTGGCCGAGAGCTTGTACATTCAGGGAAGGACCCGGGAGCAGACCGCCACTGACATGGGAATAAGCGAGTCGGCAGTTCGCCGCCGCCGGGATCAGGTAATCAAGAAGCTGAAGAAGTATTTTGAGACGGAGGGATAATGGGAGTATCGAAGACCATCACAGTAGCTTGCGACTTCAAGGGGTGCAAGAACGTTTTGACCTGGAGCGAGACCGAGGCAGCCGCCGGTCGTCAGCAACCAGAAGAGTCTCTGTACCTCGTCCTTGTAACCATTAACGGGACTAACAAATCATTTTGCTGCCAGTTGCACGCGGCTGAGTACTTCCTGCCCCCTGGGTATGAGGCGAAGCAGAAGCATGTAATTGAGTTTCCTTCAAATCCCGAGGAACTGAAAAACAAATGGGACCACGAATCGGACAAGCCGATGGAATTACGGTCGGAGAAAGAACTGGGGTACGTTCCCGGAGAAGTTCCAATTCCAGATAATGGACAGGAGGGTGATTGAACTCGTCTGATTACCGCAACAACATTGTGGCTTTGGCCTGTTGGCGCGCGGCCCGCCTCGAACTCCCATCCGTCATGCTGTGCGTCGGCATGGTCTTCAAGAATCGTGCAGAAGCCGGATGGTTCGAGGGAGATTTGTATACCAATGCCACCCACTGGTTGGTTGAGAACCCAGGAGAATTCCCGGACCCCCGCGATCCTCAGTTTCAGCAGATGCTGTCGAAGCTCGACCTGGTGCTGAGCGGGGAAGTTCCGGACAAGACGGGAGGCGCGATGTGGTTCTTCCCGAAAGAAAACCTGACGGTGGTTCCAGAAACATTCACAATCACTTCAACCGTCGGGAACCTTGTGTTCCTGAAACTCAAATAGGAGAATGGAAATGAGCAAAACAATTCAGTTTAGCGGAACCGTTACGCTGCCCGATGATTTCTTCCCGCAGGATGTCGTCAACGTTTTCAAATACGAGACCAAGACTCTGGGCGAGGAGCGGATTGATCTCGGCAAGTACGCCGGTAAATTTGTGTTCGTTGAGCAAGTGAGAAAACCCACGGACACCGAAAAAACCTACTCCTCGTACAGTAACGGAGAATACTTTTGTGTCCGCAGCAATCAAAACACTCTGTACGTTGTTAAACTTGGGATAGGATATGATGGTCATCAACTTAAAACCATTAACATTTTCCCAGCAGAAAACACGGTGTCCTTCGCCATTTTGTCTTGTTACGAGGATTATTCAGCCGTCAACCGTTTCGTTGCTGAGCAAGAAAAGTGGATTCAAGATACAAGGTCCGGGAAGATCGCCAAACAGTGGATTGACGGGGTATACTCTGGAGCAGAGAGTGTTCTTCGTCAAGTTAAGCAAGCTATCGGAAGGTAGGGGGACTGTGAACGAAAAATTCCAGTGGTTTGAATTCCTCTTCGGGGTAATGGTGGGAGCAATCTTGGCTATCGAAACTCTTTTCAGCCTTTTGGAGAAACTCTGATGGCAATTTTTGAGTACCAATGCCCATCTTGCCAGCACAAGGTAGAAAAACTTGTCCGGAAAATGGACGAGGAACGTTTTCCAGCCTGTCCAAAGTGCGGAGAATGTCTTATGGCCCGGATTATCAGCACCCCGTCCCCGGCGCAGTGGGTGTGTTCGAAAGGAAGTTTGTAATGAGAGTAGTAGACAACAACACTGGTGAATCGAGCCTATCGGCTAAGCCACCTTGCCTTGCCCCTTTTCCTCCTAGATCAGATTTCCACGGGTGTAATTTTCTCATAAGCCGTCAGAGTCAGAGCGACGGAGATATTCTTCACACCGATTGGAACGAGAAGTCAACTATGCCCACCATTCGGAGCTATCACGATGGAATTAAGGTAGGCTGTTCCTTTTTAACTTCAGGTGCCCTGGAGTCTCTGTATTTGTGGCATAGAAATTTTCTTGAGGAGCACGGAGAAAAGACCCACCAGAGAGGTAAAGAATGAAGAAACCAAAGACTCAGGCACAACTAGATCGGGCGACGGACCTGCGGCTTCAGAAGTCGTATGGGATCACGCTCGAAGAGTACAACCGTCTACTCGAAGACGGCGGCGGAAAATGTTGGATTTGCTCAACGGAGCCCGGTACCCGAAGACTGCATGTTGACCACGACCACGCCTACAAAAAATCCAGGATAATTTCTGAGCGTTCTGGGGATGGCTGGACGCTGTGGACAATTTACAACGGCCAGACCTTTGACGGGTTTGGAAAGAAGAAGTCAGAAGCCAAACAATCTCTCCTTCGGAAGATGAAGCGTGCGTCGGTCCGTGGCCTACTGTGCGCGTCCTGTAACCGTGGCCTAAGATTCTACCGAGACTGTCCAGAGATTTTCAGAAAAGCCGCTTTGTACCTCGACGAGTTTAGCGAGGGGAGTATAACCCGCTTTCTGGAGGAGAGGATATGAAACCAATTGTAATTTATCACGGAAACTGTCAAGACGGATTCACAGCGGCTTGGGCCATTTGGAAGGTTCATCCGGACTGGGACTTCTACCCAGGAAAGTATCAGGAAGACCCTCCTGATGTAACAGATCGGGTTGTCTACTTCGTAGACTTCTCTTACAAACGACCTGTGATATTGGAGATGGCGAAGAAGGCACAGGACATCACAATCCTGGACCACCACAAATCTGCGGAAGCCGATCTGGTTGACCTACCATCAAACGTGTTCGTCCATTTCGACACGAACAAGTCCGGAGCGCGTCTGGCCTGGGAGCACTTCCACTCTAGCGAGAAAGCTCCTCCTCTTTTGCTGAGAGTCGAAGACAGGGACCTGTGGAGATTTCGGTACGAGGATACAAAAGACGTGTCGGCTTACCTCTTCAGCCAAAACTACGAGTTCGAGACCTGGGATTATATGATGAGGCTGTCCACAGACGAACACGATTTGGATGAAATGGCTGGGTATGGGTATGTTATTCTTCTGAAGCAGGCCAAGGACATCGACGAACTTCTTCAGAACAAATTCAAGATCGTGCTCGGCGGAACAGAGGTGTGGACGGCAAATCTTCCGTATACCTTATGCTCGGAAGCGGGAAACATCTTATCCCAAGGAGAGCCTTTCTCTTCTACATTTTATCTGGACGGTCAGAGTGCGATATTCAGCTTGCGGTCTGACGAGGACGGTGTAGACGTATCAGAGATCGCCAAACAGTACGGCGGTGGTGGCCACAAACACGCGGCGGGGTTCAAAGTACCGTTCTCCTTCGCCTACTTCATGGGGGTGTCTAAATGACCTGGTTTAAGAAAGAAGTAATGCCCGAAGACTTGCTCATTATACTGAAGTTTTGGGCCGCGCGCAGACCCACGGAGGGAGTAGCCACCGAAGATGCGACGGGGTACAAACTCGGCCTCTTAGACGGAGCCACAACCTTTGCCCAAGCCCTGCTTGAGACATATGGAAAGGAGTCCGAATAATGGACAAACTTCGTGAATATCTGGCTAAGATAGCTGCTCAAGAAGCGCACTCTGAGAATTGTGGAGAGTGGGGATTTAGCGCTTGTGACGCCTCGGGCGGAAACTACGATGATGCCTATTCGTATGGCGTCGAAGATGGGGAGATATTCCAAGCCCGTGCTGTTCTAGCTAAATTGATTGAGGAGACTAAAACCGATGCCTAAGACAACACCAGTACCGGAAGAGATTCGCAGGTCTATCGTCCAAACGAAGAAAGCACACCCCGATTGGTCGGGTAGGCAGATTGCCAATTTGTTTGGATACCACCAGAAGACGGTAAACCGGATAATCAACCAGGACTTTCCCGGGGCGACTCAGGAGCCAGATGTTCCGGTCGAGCCAATTCAGCACGAAGAGGTCCGGAGGCTGCTCCGCAAAGGCCCGCGATCCACTGATTCTCTGGCAGCCGAGTTAAAATGCGAGCCAGAGAGAGTGGCTGAGGCCCTTGCTGATATGAAGGAGCGCGGGGTCATGCTATTCACCACGGTAAATGGGCTTCACGACCTGGGCGACAGCTTCTTGTTGGAGCGTGGACAAAGCGAAGTGCGAGGCAATACTGACCAGTGGACCCACGTCTTCGGGTTCACGACGGACAATCACTTGTGTAACAAGCACTCCCGGCTTGATGTTCTCAATCTTGCTTACGATCACTTTGAGCGCGAGGGAATCACCACGGTATTCAATGCCGGGAACTGGATTGACGGGGAAGCTAGGTTCAACAAAACGGAGTTGCTGACGGCCCCGGGCATGGATCATCAACTGGACTACCTCATCGACAAATTCCCGCAGAGGAACGGAATCCAAACTCACTACATCGCTGGTGACGATCACGAAGGCTGGTACCAACAGCGTGAGGGTGTCGAAATCGGTCGGTACCTCCAGATGCGCGCGGAAGATCAGGGTCGCCACGACCTCAAGTACCTCGGATATGGGGAGGCGGATGTCCGTCTTTCTTTCGGGGGAGGTTCTTCCGTCATGCGTGTTGTCCACCCAGGTGGTGGGTCAGCTTACGCCATAAGCTACACTGACCAGAAGAGAGTAGAGTCGTACCAGGGTGGAGAGAAGCCGCAGATCGAGTTGGTGGGCCACTACCACAAGTTCAACTACGGGTACCCCCGAGAGGTCCACACCTTGCAGGGAGGATGCACGTGTGACCAAAGCATGTTCATGCGGAAGAAGAGGCTCCAGGCACACGTTGGCTACTCAATTCTGAAGATAAAACAGGACGAGACAGGGGCCATCGTCCGGTTCACCATCGAGTGGTGCCCTTTCTTTGACCGTGGGTTCTATGAGAAGAGGTTTGCGTAACAATGACGAAAACGAAGGAGGAGCGTAAGGAGAACCAGAAAGAGTACTCCAGGCGATCCTATTCCAATTAACGAGGTTTTAGTCCAGATAATGGACAAAGGAGAGGTATGCCAATCACATTCTTAACTCAAAAGGAACTCAACACCATTCGGGGTAAAGCGATGGTGGGTCACGCAACTCCAAAGGAAATTATATCCGTATTCTCCCACTGTGATTTACTCGAAAGTAAATTGGAAGAAGCGGACTACGAAGATTTCTTTGGAACCGAAGGATGGAGACGTTATTTTGGTCTTCCAGAGGAGAACTAAATGA